CGTCTAAATGTCTCAGGGATTATATGCGCATGTTGAGGGTGTGGGATGTCCGCGATAAGCTTCGTTTCTGTAGTGCATACGGTATTGCATTTCGTGAGGTATATCATGATAAGTCCTTAACTAAGGCTTTAACATTGTCGTATTCGCTCTCAGGGTCTTTAGTTTTGTACTCTTGCAAGAAGGTATTCAGCGCACCAATTGAGCTAATCGGCCAAAGCGCATCCATCTCCTCGCCTCCGGGAATACCATAGGCTTCGCCTAGTACGAAGAAGATCAATGTGACATCTAGGCTGTCGAGGTTTGTCGCGTCTTCAGTTATAGGTACATCAAGGGATTCGGCCACAATATAATCTGCCGTTACTGCTTTCTGCGCCGCTGATACGGCGTTAAATACTTCAAGGAAATCAAACAATTTAGTCATGTTGTCGCGCCTGCTAATAGGGACTTTCTAGTATAAACAAAACGTTAGCAGGAGCAACTTCGCACCCTAACTAGTTAGCGGTTAGATGGTAGGCTACTGCTGTACCTGCTCAATTACCAAGTTAGTGCCGGGAGCGCCGGGGGCAAATGCAGTTGGTGCAACGGCAACGAGGGTAACGCTGAGGTCTGTTACCGCAAACATGATCTCTACGTATTCTCCGGGATCTAAAGACACTGACTCGTGGACAACCACCGAGCGATAAGAGCCGTTACCCGTGATGCCAATAATGCGGCACGAGTCGGCGATATCTGTACCATTCTTACGGATCCATGAGTAGACAGTCTTGTTGGCCGCATTAGAGCTAATATACTGCAATGTGGCCGACACGCTATATAGCCCAGAATTAGCGGAGACGATGCGAGACGTCGGGGTACCTATAGAGAAACCGGTGGCAATTGAAGTGGTGTCAAACGGAATTGCGTACGCAGTGTTTATTACCGCAGGGGTGTAGCTTATGGTTTGGACGAATGTGCCGTAGTACTCTTGTTGCTCGATGATGGGGCGAACGAATATAATACCGTCAGTAGAGCCTACTTTAATCACTTGCGCGATCGGTACGACATTAGCGGGTGCCGTGGGTTTGACGTTAGTGAAAGCTCCGGCAGTGCTAGGTGAAGCATAAATGACATCCCCCAGACTGAACGCGCTTGTATCTACCTCACGCACGAACCCCAAAGTAGTACAGTACCCTTTTGTACCTGCGTCGGGTAAATCATGGGTCACAACCCCCAAAACAGAGAGGGTATCCCGAGATCCGTCGGCGATATATGGGGTTACTATTAGCGCGTCATCGGAAGCATCAACGGAACCGACAACTGTGCCGTTAGGGATAGTTACCCCAGTTTCGTTTTGCACCCGAACGAAAGTCTCCTGCCCTACCTGTTGTACAACCCCGTAATCCATGTCGATTTCAAGAGTTGCATCATCTTGATCCCAGTCTACCCGCCCTGTTTTATGGGGGGCCGCAGTGGTGAGCGAAAAATCTATATAGTCAACGCTCTGCCCCCAGCTTAACTGCTGCTGTAGGGCGGTGATACGGTTAAAATACAGACGCAAAACATTGTTAAGTTGGTCTTGGTATTGGCGACTGTACTGTTCTGTAGCCAGCGGTAATGCTGGCGGTGCGAGCTGGTTAAGCTCTTCTTCAGAAGTAATAATTAAAGCCATTACCGTCTCCCATCCGGTCGCATATCTATGCGAGGTGTGCCGAACTGCCATGTAACGCCCAGCCCAGTAGACTCGATCTTGACTGCAAGCTGCCTACCACGTACACGCGTGTTCAACTGCCCTGTGTACTGTTCTATCGGTAACACAGTACTACGTGTTACGGTGCCAGAACTACTACCCCCCTGCGATAGCGGGTCGTTATACCCTGATCCTGAGTTCGCTAACGGGAGCAAAGTCATGGTAGCTGCGGGAGCCGCCGCCGTAGAACCTACGAACGTAACGTCGGGCAGTATACGCCATACAAACGAGAACTGATGCCCATCGCCTAAGTCAAACTGCGATGAGGATATTGACGCGGCAATCGGTAGCGTAGTAGCCGTTTCGTTATCGTCAGTTCCTGACTCCTGATTAACCAGATTATTACTATAGGTAGCAGCAAGCGGGAAGTTACGCAGCCCAGAATCTAGCCACGCTGTACGAGACATAGTGCCATAATACCATGTATTTTCGAGGTAGTTATAGACTACATACTTACCAATATCGGTCTGGTTTGTGGCACAGTAGAACCACCAAACCTCGTGGAAAGACTCGTTGGTACCCGCAAATACTTGGTCGTATTGCTGTACGTTAAAGTCAGAGAATATGTGTCTACGCAAGTCACAAGGTAGTGGTTGTGTACGCCCATCGTACTTGTAGAACTTATCTTTACCCATCCAGTATGCGATACCGTTGGCATAGGCTACAGCGTTCTGGCTCGCTATGGATATGTTCTCTCCTACTAATTGTGCGCCCCAAACAACAGGTGCTCCTACGTACTGTAAGGAGTATACGGCAGAATCAGTCCAAACAAGGATCTCTTGGCGCGACTGTTTGGCGGCCACGATCATCGTGCCCCGCGATAAAACTATACTACCTGCTTGGTTTGTCGCTGCGGGGGTCCAGTTTGTAGGATCTTCTTGGTCCGACCAGCGCACAAGCATTGGGTTTAGGGTGGCAGAAGAAAGCTCATTCGCACCGAAAGCAAACACAAAACGACTGATGTCAGAGATCTCGATTAAGTTCTGGCTTGTCGGGATGCCTGAACCTGTTAGAAGCGTCGCGCGAGATCCTGTACCTGCCGTCGCGTCCCAATAATACATGGCACCACCACGAGGGCCAAAGATTAGATCCTCACCAAAGTTAGCTTGGCTCCACAGGCGGATACTCTCTGTTGATACCAGTCCCGTACCCCAAACGCCGCCGCCCCAAGTACCCGCGCCCCAACCAGAAAGTGGGATTGCGTATGCAGCACCGACATGGATTTGGTACGCGCCTACTGTTGAACTCCCACCGTTGCCTACGTCAGACCCGTTCGCAGTAGCTACCGCTACTATTGTGTAGCTGCTGGAGTCGATTAGCGCATCAACTTGATATTCTTGGTTGAGCACATCTGCGGTAATGTTACCCCCGAGAGACACTGCGCCACTGAAAGTAACAAAATCTCCTGCGGTAGCTCCATGTCCAACATCGGATATAGTCAGTACCGCGCTACCATTTGTAGCCGCAAAGGTTACATCCCCCGCAGCGGTAGTGGCGCGTAGCGGTGTAATGTCGTTGTAGCCGCCACCCTCTTCTAAGTAAAACTTTAGGTTGGTACCCACACCGAGTAAGTTAATGCTACCTAACGTAACCCAATTCCACAAAGACCGACATACGCCTAGGTAGGTAGTGCTCGATATACGCTCCCAACCACCAATTTTCTCTGGTAAGCCTTGACGAAACCGAACTTTGTCACATTCATACCAACCACCTTCGTTGGAGTAGCTGGTACGTTCCCGGTTTACACCGGGTTTAAATAGTATCTTTTGAAGAGGCATGTGGGCACCTACGTAGCGTCGCCAAATATTGGCGGGAGAGAGGTAATCGCGAGGGTCACACTCTGCTTTAAATTAAGCGGTTGCCCGCAATCAGCACAAGTATCGGCTGATATCTCAGATTCATCTAGGTCGTATTCGCAGTTCGCACAGATAACTTCTATCGTGTGGGTCGGTTCGACACCGGAGTCAACGTCTCGTGCAGTTACTAAGGTTTTCATCAGCATCCTCGCAATTCAAAGTGGGGGCCGTCGACAAACGCCTCAAGGCCGGTCAGTATCATAGCTTGGCCAGCTCTTTAGATAACAGATTCAGGAAATAAACTGGGTTGTTATTGTAATAAACGTATCTGCGCTTAGGCTCATCTGGGCACAGCCACAGTAACCGTTCGGTACGAGTATCAACGTGGATTAGCACCTGTTTCTCGCCACCAAGATGCGTGTCAAAATACATACCAAAGCCACCAACGCCTGCGACAGATTGAACTGCTGCCCAGACCCTTGCGGATGCTGAATTGTCGAGCAGGAACAGATCTGTGGCCTGCGATTTGAGTCCGCCGTCAGCGCCGACACAATGGAGACTAGATCCACCGGTGAAACGCACATGGGCTTCCGGGTCAGGGCTTGGCACCATCGCGGTATTGCAGATCTTACGGATCTCTTGAGCCATCTCGATAACTTCATCAGCCATAAATCCAATCGCTTTAGCTGGCCATTCGTCGCGCTTTAAACTCATATCAACTCCAGATTGCTTACTTCTTGTCTTTATTGTACAGGTCGTAGAGGACTTTTACTTTCTCTTTAAGAGTCTCGATGTCCGCGTAGCTCTTCGCCAGCCAGAAAATCAAACCAACAAAGCCCACTGCGATGGGCCAAATTGCTGGAATTATTTCAAGTATGCTAACGTCCCCCATTATCGGGCCATGAGGCGATCTAGCTTCTCGTCTAATCGATCCAGACGATCCAGCACCCTGTCTATGTCGGTGTTAACCTCAGCTTTAGTGACATACTCGCGCGCCATCTCTTCTCGGGTTCTGTTGAGTAGGATCTGGATTCGCTGCATCTCGGCTAGGAAACTGCGCAGTGCCCAGCTTATCACTCCTAGAATGACGGTAAGCACCCCACTCCACAATAAGCCCATGTCCATCGTATCTCCTACATTTTAGTCTTTTGCTTTATTTCGCAAGAATGCGAATGTTTCCATTACCTTATAGGCTTTGGCTACGATGGCGTCATCTTTGGGTGTGTCAGTGTAGTTGGCGACGATCGAACAGATCGTCACTACAGATGTAGCCAAGATGTAAATTGTTGAAAAAGGTTCCATGGTGTTCTCCTAGTTGCGGTATAAGTCGCGCCGCAACTCGTGCGGCAAGAACTTTATCACTCGTTATCGTCGATTGGTTCTTCTAAAGACTTGGTAAGCATATCGACAAACGCCTGCTTGCCTACCATTAACTGGTCCAGATTAAACTGGGTAGAATTGATCTTTCGATCAAGATCGCCAACATGGTTAATGATAACCTTTTGCTGATCGGTCAGTTGGTCTTCGGTGTACTCAGTGCCGTTGATCGNNATAGTCTTTGTTTTTTTCTCGGACATGTTGATCTCCTCTCNTTTTAGGGGTTAGTTAAGCGGTAGCCCACGGTGTGCCACTGGCCGTTACGGGGCTGATTTGTAGGTCGATATTAGCTTGCAACGAGGCTTCCGTAGCGTCTTTGTCGATGCCGTCTTCCCAGCACCAGCTCAAAACATCTGCTTCCGTCAGGTCCGCGTAGGCGATATAGCCCGGGGCCGACGGGTCAGACGAGAAACCGCAGGTGCCGTAGCTACTGGCATTATAGGCCACTTCGGCCACTGTGTCTGTTGCACTACACCGCCAATGGGCTGTTACAACGCAGCCTTCCATATCGGCGGGCTGCACGTCGTATTCTAGTGTTGAGATTGTCCAGTTGAATGTGGTCATAGTGTTTCCCTTAATTAAATTGATTCAAGCGCAGCAACCCGCGCTCGTAATGATTGAACTTCTTTGATAAGCATTGGGACAAGCTTTGCGTAATCCACACCCAACATGTCTTCTGGGTTTTCAGGCACTGAAACAGCTACTGGTGCAACTTTAACAAGCTCTTGTGCAATCACGCCGTAGTCTTGGCTGGACCCATCAACTTTCCAATTAAATTTGCGGACCTGAATAGAATCCACCAAACTTCCCGCGTCATCAGCGTTAGTGATATTTTCTTTGAGTCGTTCATCAGATATTGATGTATAGTTAGTCCCGGTGCTAAGGTAAGTAATCTGACCAACAGTAGACGAATTAACTTCAAAATTAAATGCAATAGTCGAGTTTGTATTTGACTTATTAAACACTTGCAGGGGTGCTGCTCCAGAACCAGCCGGATATAAGGTCCAACCATCAACGCCTCCTTGTGTAGTAGTGCCAACCAATAATACGCCGTTTGCTTGGATTCGCATACGCTCCGAGCCATTATTAGTCCCAAAAGCAATTGATTTGGAATCTATTTTTAGATCACCGTAGTCGGAGGTAGCCCTGTCGTAGGCTTGGATGTAGCTGAGGAAACCGGGTACAATCTCTACCCCATGCTGGTTTGTTCCTTCAGCGACTACAAACTTATTTCCCGGTGAACTCGTACCAATCCCGACATTGCCAGCTTTAGTAACGCTCAATATTGGATTGTCTACGTTTGTTGTACCAATGACAAAATTATCAGTATTGTCATCATGCCCAATAGAGTATTCAACAGATCCATTATTTGAAAACTTTATTTCGGTATCACTGCCAGTAGGTGCGTTAATGCCTATTCGCGCATCGCCGCTTGTTGAATTAACATACAATTTCTCAGTGGCAGAGGTCGTACCAATCCCGACATTTCCCGCGCTGTTGATTCTTACTCTCTCCGATCCAGACGTGCTGAATGCTATCGAGTTTACGTCCGTATTATCATCGCGCACCTGCATAAATGTTTGCTGAGACCCACCGTCGGGTGCTATGGAAAAATAAACACTATCAGTTCCGCCATTGGTAATGCCAAATGTGGGGTGCCCGCTTCTTGATTGTGTAAATCCAGACCCTAGTGACCCTCCGCCCACTACTTCTAATGCAGAACTCGGAGAACTCGTGCCAATCCCGACATTGCCCGAGCTGTCGATTCGCATACGTTCTGCTGGAGTACCTGATGATGCGGTCTGCACGATGAAGTCTGATGAAAGGTTGGAACCCGAATTTGTACTTGCAGCGAAACCAATTCGCCCCATTGCCTGCGCGTTTCCGTCGTTCCGCTCGCCTACAAAGTAAATGTTGCTGCCGAATCCTACGCCAGTAGTGCCAGAGCTGCCTGCTTGCACCCTTATTTGGTCCGACTGTGTTGTAGTATTTGCAGTCTCTTCCGACAAAGAAAGCTGGCTGGTTGGCGAACTCGTGCCAATCCCGACATTTCCGTTAGTAATTCTCATTCCAAGATTGGTACCTTCAGTCTCAAAATCTATATAACTGTAAGCTGTGTCTATAACTAGTCTTGAACCAGCGCTATCTACAGTTACATTGCCAACAGTAAGACCATCATAACTACGTTTTAGAGCTATATCCCCATCACCAGTTCCTGTTCCGCCAACAACAAGCCCATCAGCCGTCACCGTGCCCGTTACATCAATGCCGGTGGCTGTGGTTTGCAGTTTATGGCTATTATCAAATCTAAGCTTTACTGCGCCTCCGTTAATAAACTCAGCATATCTATGCACATTGTCTGAGCTTT